GCAATTCTTTAGCCATCTGACGAATACCGTCTGATAACTTTTGGTAAGATACCGTCGCGGTTTCGTCAACTGTTTTCTTAACTCCTGCGAACGCTGACTCATAATCAATCGCAGCCTTTAACACGACACCTGCGCCTGCCACAATTGGAGCAGTAACTCCACGAGTTAATGCTGAACCAAATCCAGAAACAGTTTGACCAGCTTGACTTATTTTATTTCCAATTTCTTGCGCGCTTTTTCCAAATTTAGTAAATGCACTATCATCGATATAAGCTTGACGCATAGATTTCGCTAACTGTTCATAGCGATTTTGCAATTCTGCAACTTTAGCAGCAGTCGCAGTCATGCTAGCACCTGCTTCAACTAACTTCTGTTTTTGTTCTGCGGTAGCAGTTGAAACATCACCAATACTTGCTTTTAATTGGTTATATCGTTCACTTTGTGAACTCAATAATTTTTGGTAATTACCCAAAGCAGAACCAGTCTGATCCATAAGACTCTTTAAGTTACTGACATTTTTACCAGCTCCCTTAAAGTTGTTCTCCATGGCTTTTAGGGAATTATCAACACCCTTTAGATAGGTTTTTAACCTCCCAACATTCGACTGGAAAGGAGCGACATCTAAGGTAGCGGTAGCGACTATTTCACCAATATTACTTGCCATTCATTCTCCTTTCTATCCAAAAAGGAATGGAAAGGCCTTATCAAGGGTCGTCTCTTCTTCCTCTTTGCTTTCTTCAATTTCTAAAGCCTGCACCATCAAATCAAAATCTGAAAGTCGCATGCTTTTAATGTCATGGATTGTATATCCTTGACTCATTAGCGATTGAACCCAAACTAATAAATTATTTTGAGCTTCTTTAGGGCTTAACCCTTTTTCTTCTTTTTTCCCTCTGTGGTCTCTTTTTCTTCTTGTTTTCCACCGAGGGCTGCTAGGTATAGTTCGTTCAAAGTTTCGAGTGTTTCAACACTTGCACTCTTCAGATCATCTGCATCGAACTGCTCACCGTACATTTTCACGAACATATCAAGATACGCTTCATTCAACTCGCGATGTTTGGCAGGGTTTAGTAAATCTTCTTTCTTTTCGTACAAAGCAGTTTGACGAACTTGGTGTTCTAACGCCAGAAGATTATCTTCGACATTGACATAATCTTTAGAGAACTCTTTCAGAACCCCACCTTTTTTAAATTTAATTTCAAACATTGTTTACTCCTTAAAAAATAAAGGCTTGGAATAACCAAGCCTATTCTTATGCATCTTGTCTTACTGCGCCTGATTCAGCGGTTGCTGTTCGTTCAGAACTAGCACCGCTTACGACTTTGGGAAAACAAGTTTACGGAATTCAGTTTCTTGGAATTGTGGGTTGTCTTCACGACCAACTACAATTACAAGACCTTCATCTTCGTCTCCACGGGCTACGAAGCTTCCAGATACCGTATCGTTCTTAGGATCTGGTGAACCGTCTTTGGTTTCCAAATCCATTCCTGGGAGGGAGAACTTACCTTTAAGAAGACCGACCCAAATACCTTTACCGTCATCACCAGTTGTTCGGAACAAGCAAGCGATATCGTTTGGAGTCATCTTCTTGCTGTATTTTTCAACTCCATTTTCGACAGTGATACCATAGAAATCTTTACGAGCATCACTACCCAAATCCAACCATGACACTTCAAGAGTTGTTCCAGTGATACCAGAAGATAATACTACGTATGGTCCATCATCTGCTGTGATAGTGTTCAATTCATTTGTGATATCCAATTTTGCTGATTTAATACCTGGGATTTTTTTAGTTTCTCCTGTTACAAGGTTCTTGTTGTCCAAAACCCCATATTCAAATCCACGTAAACCAAATTTAACTTTAGACATTTATTTATTTTCCTTTCATTTCTTCGAGATTGCTCCAATCAAAAAGACGATATTTTCGAACATTCATTAACAGTCCAATATCGTCATCCATGTATCGAGGTTTCTCATTAGCTGTGTAGCGTTCAAATCCACTACTTTCAAGTACCGCATCCATTCTTTTAGCGATCTGATCCGCTTGTTTAGCGTTTTTGCACCAAAAATTGATTGTGATGCGTTGTTCCATTGAGATAACATTGTCATCTGCATATTCATGAGGTGCTTCATAAGTCGAATAAATCCTTGCTAATGGAGCAAGCTCTTTTCGTTTTAAGTTTGTAGGTTTTTCAGGAATATCATAAGTAAAGATACCTTGTTTGTATCCTGGGAATTCCTTACCCCTAAACTGATCGAAGAGTTTATTTAACTCTTCATCTGCTACCAAAAGTTTGTATGCTTTGGTTTCAGCAATCATTTACTCAACACCTCCCTCATTTTTGATTTATAAATTGATTCAGCACGAGGAGTAACTGCGTTAATAGTTTTTTCCTCGAAATCTTGTGCTTTCTGATAGATTGTTCCACTATCTGGATATTTCGCACGCCATCCAGTAGAACGACCAAATCCAATATCTTTAGAAGGAGCATCTCCCCCTCCCTTGAAATTACTGATTCTTATATCTTCGCTCAATCGAGTTAAAGTAGGCTCGTCAGATACAGGAGTATTTACTTCAAGCTCTTTCTTAAACTCTTGGACCACTTCTGTGACAGCTTCACGAGCAACTTTAGGTGCTTTAGCCTCTAACTTCGTAAGATTATCAAGGCAAAGATCCAATCCTTTCGTCATGACACCATCACTCCCTTGATTAAATCAATTTCCTTGTTAGTATAGTCACGTTCAATAGCAATGATTTGATATTCATTCCCATCAAATTCTACATAACATGAATTGTCAAAAGGCAGTTTTGGTAGATGACGAATTAAGAATGTTTTGGTGTCTTTGTGCTCTGACAACCCGCTGGCTTTCGTGACCGTTGCAGTTTCACGAAAATCTTTAATACTTGTTTTTGAAACTTCGGACCAGCACGTATACAAGTCCTTTCTTTCAAAATCTAGCACCTCTCCATCTTCGTTTTGTCCGCCAACTTTCTGGAAAAAAGTAATGCGAACATTCATGTTACGTGTCCGCATTGACTTCCCTCCGTGTTCTAAGCTGATGGATAATGTTTAGCACACCATTTGCTAATGGATAACGCATGCTATCTGCTGACATCCCACGGTGTTCATATTCTTCTTTAACTTGCTTTTTGACGGCAAGCTTAAACTTCGCATAGTTTTCAAAATCCTCTGGTTTAGCCTTGTCATCTATGGCAAAGCAGATTTGCTCTTGTGCTGACTCAATCATTTCTTTGACGATTTCATCTTCGAAATCATAATCAATTTTGCAATAAAGCTTCACGCTCTCTAATAATTCTTGCTTAACAGGCATAGATACCTCCTATCAAACTACTAGAGCTAGAAGCTCCGATTTATTAGACGATGGATTATAACTGATATTCTTACTGTCTAGATAATCCATGATTTCTTGCTTGGTGCTACTTGCGGTTGGTACTGCTAAAGTTACCGCTGACCGTGAGACACCCCCACTAACTGGGGGAGCCTTAGGGCATAGTTACAAAGTAACCTGCTTTTGCATCTGCTTTCTTCACATCGAAGCGTACAACTGCTTGCAGGTATTGACCATAGATTTCGTTATCAGTCCAACGAAGTCCAAGGTCTACACGATCAGCAAAGAGTACAGCGCGTTGCACATCCCCTACAAAGGCTTTAGCTTCACCAGCTTCACCAAGGACAGTATCAGCGACTACAAATACTGGATGTCCAAGGAATACTTTTCCTGATGCAGAAACGATAGAGTCTTGAAGTAAGTAACGACCGTTCTTATCTTTCATTGTGTCAAGTTTTTGGTAGAAGCTTTGTGAAACTACGAATGATACATTGTATGCTGGGTCAAGGTCAACATTCAAGATCGCTTTAATAGCATCCAAATCTGTTGCTTGTTTTGCTTCAAATGTTTTTAAAACACCACCGATTGCATCATTTGTAGTATTAACCTTAATTTGGTTAGCTGCTTCAGCAACAATAGCAAGCAAATCTACATCAGCATCGTCGATTGCTTCTTGTGAAAGTGGAATAGCACCACGGTAAGTCTTAACTTTCCAAGTGACATCTGTAAATTCTGGCTTAGCAAGAGCTGGGTTCTTTTCTAATTCTTCTACGCTTGCCATCTTAGATGTAGCTTGTTTAAGAATTGGGTATGAACCTTCGCCTTTAGATGCTTTGTGGATTGTCACAAATTGTTTAAGATCAAGAACAGTCTTGACTTCACGAATTGGTGTAGTAACAATTTCTTTGCTAGTTACTTTTTCAGTCTTGTCTTTCTTCAATCCATCTTGTGTTGGGTTGACTGCTTCGTTCATAGGCACAAGAACTTCGTCTTGACCTTCAAAACGAAGACCCTCATTTCGAATGCGACCTTTTGAACGGATGAACTCATTTACAGATTCACGATAAGTTTTACCTTCTGTTTTGACTTCGTGTTTTTCGCCAGTCGCTTGCGCACCAGCTCCTTCTTCTGCGATTTCATAAGTCTTCAAATTGTTCATAGCTTCAGCTTCTTGCGTTTTTAATGCTTCAATTTCAGCACGAATTTCACGAGCTTTTTCAAGATCATCAGCGTTCAAAACGGATTTCAATTCATTTGTCTTATTAACAATTTCAGCACCGATATTTGTAATCTGCGCCTTGAGTTCTTTCATTTTTTCTTTAAACATACCTTCTTTTCTCCTTTTGGTATAAAAAAAGAGAGCTTAAAGCCCTCTAAGTAATTCTTCTTTTTCAACTTCTCGTAGCATGTTTTGGATTTCTAACTTACGCTTGCTACGGTTAGCGTAGAAGTCATCAATAACAGCTTGTGGCAACAGTCCATCTCCAAGACTTGCAACTGCACCAACATCATCAAAGGTCATTACTTCATCTGCAAAGCCTTTTTCAACCGCTTCACTAGCTGACATGAAGGTTTCATTTTTCATCATGTCGATGATTACCGATTCTTCTAATCCAGTCTTAGCTACATACGCATTCACGATAGCTTGGTCGCTAGATTTTAACGCATTAGAAGCTTTGTCCAAGTCATCACTGTTACCAGATACATAGCCATACAACGCTTTATGAATCATAATCTGTGCTGTTGGACTGATAAGCACCTTATCAGCTCCCATGATTGCAACACTAGCAGCGCTTGCTGCCATTCCCGTTACTTCCACAGTCACATGCCCTGGATAACTTTTCAGCGCTGTATAGATTTCACTCCCAACAGTTACAAGACCACCGTTGGAATTAACTTCCAAAACGATATCGCTATTGTCTTCTGGAAATGAATCTGTGATAGCTTTAGCGCTGACTGCTTCCAAACCGAAGTAGTCGTAAGCTTCTTGACTATTATTCGGAATCAGCGGACCTTTCATCTTGATTCTCTTTGGCATCCTTTGTCTCACCTCCTTTCATTGATTGATATTCTTCTTTCTTATCTAAGAAGACATAGTTCAAACTTGACTGGTAACGGTCCATGTTTGGATCAATAGAACGTTCCTTACCAAGTTCAATCAAAGCTTGGTTAGGTGTTAAGATTTGATTGTTCACAAGTTTTACAATTTCGTCTACATTTCTACCAGTCACGCTACGAGTATCAAAATCAACACGATACTTCCTGCGTTCTTCATCATCAAATACTTTCAAGGCTAATTCACTTGTGATTGCATCAAAATAGAATGGAAGGTCATTAGTCACATAGTCTTCAGTCAACTGTGCAACAGATTGGTTAGGACTATTGACTCCCAACTTGAAACTAGGAACTCGCAAAGCTTTAGCAATCTGTGCAGTAGAGAAGTTATTAGATGTAATTAACTGCAAGACATTCGTATCAATTTCAAGTGGGGTGTATTCTTGTGTATCATCAAATACCAACGGACTGCCACCAGTTGAGCCTTCACGCATCTTCTCAAAGTCCATACGGGCTTTCTTACGGGCTTCACCATTTAATTGAGCACCCTTAAGCTTGATAATTCCACTTGAGAAACCATCTCGGAAGAATTTAATTAAGGTATTCAGACCACCGTTTTGCAAGCTGATTTCATCGCCTAACGATAGTAATGGAGAACGCCCTAAGATAGTATCGTGACTAAAGAATTTCCAATGGATAACATCTTCTGATTTACATACAATTTCCTTACCATTCAGACGGTCACGGAAAGTGTAAATCAATTCATGGTCATTGGTTTCTTCAACAGTCGTTTCAGACGGTCTAAAGAATTGAAATTCTAATGGCTTGCCACTGATTGGATCACGTAGAATACGAGAGAATGAATTGCCAGTTAAAATTGTATTGACGGTCATTGCAAACTTCCATTGCCTTGCCGATGTATTGCTTGTAGATTTAACATTCAGTAGATAGTTCATATCTTCATCTTGTTCGATATTACCCATTAAATCCTTTTTCAATAATGGAAAACGAGCAACATCGCCAGCTATGATAGAGACTGCAGTCAAGACATCGCTATTTTTTAAAGCAGATATACCAGTATATTCAGGACTTGAATTACCAGAGATTACTGAAGAGATATAATCGTCATAAGATAGTTTTGACGACCCTAAAGATTGAAAAAAAGTCATTTATTTTCTCACCTCCTTTCTAATTCACCCCCTTGTTTTACTGATATACAAGGCTAACGAAATTAAAATCACTCCACTACATAAGAATCCTGCTACTTGATTCAATAAGAAAAAGCCATAGATTAAAAATCCAAGGCCTATCAATAGCAAAATTGTGTGGATATGTTCCAGTATTTTCAAAATAGCGAATCTCCTTCCAAAATTTTCTCGTTCGTCCAGTATCCAGTTCCGTCAAATGGCTCTAAGTAACAAGCAGCATAAGCATCTAACAGAGCATCCAGAGGGTCGATTTTATTACTGTTTTTGTTTTTATCAATCCTCATACCGTTGTTGTCAACTTTGGTATATGCATTGTTAATTGCCATTGTTAGCAACTGATTGCCACTGTGCTTGATTTTACCTTGTCGAACATCATCGCGGAACTGTTTCGTGGGCATATTCAATACCATGGTGGTTTGCGGTATCTGGACTAGTGGCCATTCTGGATGTCGCTTTTCTATCATAGTTAATAGTGAACCAAATTGATAAGGGTCGAAGTAAATACCTTGCAACTCCCAATCATTCTCATATACCATTTCTTCAATCTTTTCAAGAACACGCTCATCATCTATAACCCCACTCTCAAGCGTTGTTATCTCGCACTCGCCCATTCTTTCTAGGTTAGTATAAGAAACACCGTCTCTTTTTTCTTTTGCTATCAAGCCGTATTTAGTGGCTACAAACGAAAAGCTATCTGCATACCAGTAGTCATCCATCATAACCATTGGAGAAATAGAGAATAGGTCACTTGACCTACCAACGTCAACACCCAACCAAACTCTACGCTTTGTGGTATCAGGTTTATCAATCTTGGCTTTTGCCCAGCTTCCTTTGTCCATGTAAGACTCTTCAGAGGATTGTCTCCACATATTGTAGTTCTTGACTAAGACTTCATTTACAGTGCCAGTTTCAAGCGATACCTTCCTACGTTTTCGTAGATATTCCATCATCTTTTTACGTAGTGCTTTAACTTCCAAAATTGGATTTGATTTTATCCAGTTCTTTTCATCTGCAATTTCTTCTTCATTGTCTTGTTCAGCAATGAATGCAAAGTATTCATCATTCTCAACTTCTTCATCGAGAAGTTTTTCAATATACGCATACTCGATTGTGTGCATCGGAACATTCAAATCAAGTCCAGCTGTTGAAATAATCAAAATCAATGGATTGTCAAGCTGACCTTGACCAGATTCGAGAAGTTCAATCATCTCATTGGTTTTAGATGCTGCAAACTCATCTAAGATACCAACGTACGGTTCAAAACCATCGACTGCTCCAGTCTCACGACTTAATGCACGCACATAACTTTCATCATTCAAGTTTCTGAGTTCATCACGCACAATTTTAGTAGCTTTTCTGATATCCTCATTATGACTTCTCAAAGCATCCAACTGCTTACGGATCATATCGTAAGCAATACGTGCTTGCGAACGGTCATTCGCGGTACAAAATAGCTGCCTACTCATTGCAGGGTTACGACCAAACAAAAACTCATATAAGGCAATACCTGCGACTAAGATTGTCTTACCATTCTTTCTGGCCAAACTGATTAAAGCTTTTTTAAATCGCCTGATAGATGTATCGGACTTTTTTCGCCAGCCATACAGACTCGATAAAATAAACTTTTGAAAATCAGCCAACGGATATGGTTTTCCAGTCTTGACATCAGGTAGCATTTCGATAAAATCTATTGGATTTTTCGCTTTGTCAGGTAAGTAAACATACGGAAAGTCTTCATCATCCATACGCTTTAAATCTCTTAAATGGCGCTTACAAGCTTTTATAACTTTCTTACTAGCTATGATTTCTCCACTTACGACTTTCGAAGCGTACTGATAAGCTACGTCTTCCACACAATCACCTCCTAACTACCAAATTTATCAAAAATACTCTCTTTCTTTTCTTCAACTTGTGGAACATATAATTTCATACGACTATCCACTGTCAATCCTAACTGCGATGCTGCCTTCATTAAGTTAGTCGTAGCACGTTCTAAGCTATACAACATCTTGTTAGGGAGAATCTTCCCACTCTCCGTTTCGTACACATACCCTTCTTTTTGTAGTCCACGAGATATCTCTTTATAGACTGCATACCAAGTGCAGTAGCTCTCTAAAACGGCTCTGTCTAGATTTCTTAGGGGTAGCTTTCGCAGATCGTTGATGACTCGTTTATATTCTGCTTTCGCAATCGGATCAAAGTGTTTTGGAGGTGTAAGTTGCAACGCATCCAATCCATCTGAAGCCTTGTCCTGTATGGTTTTCTTAGCTATCTTTTCTTCTTTCGTCAGATGGCTTTTAGTAGCTTCGACTATCTTCATTTTTCGCCCCAAATCGACCACCTCCTTTCAGAATTTACGGGGTTTCAAAATTTCAAAAACGGAATTTTTTGCACAGAAGAGGGCAGCGTTCTAGAATCCGAACGATATATACCCCCGTTCTAAATAATAGGGGGGCATTTCCGTACATTTCACCGTGTATTTCCGACCGATTCTCCCTTATAAAATCTGTTTTTGTTCGCTTTTTGATATCTATTTCTGTTATTTACTACACAATCAATAAGAATACTTCTCTTTGATTGCTTTCTTGTCATTACATTTCTTACAACTTGCTTGAAGATTACTTCGATCTAATCGCTTTGACCAATCTTTTTTCACGCTAACGATATGGTCGGTCATAGTTGCTTCTTCACCACACATTGCGCAGACATAATCAGCTTCAAGCAAGACTTGTTGACTCGTTCGCTTCCAGATAGATGAATTGTAAAATCTCTTAACATCCTTGTCGTATTTCCAGCGAGTACGATTATACTCAGTATATTCCTCGTTGCGTTTATCAAAATCCACCGATCTTCTTTTGCCGTTTAGAATTGTAAGTTTTTGTGGCTTCATCATTCCCTTTCTTTTATCCGCGATTCAGACATAACAAAAAGCCACACGCTTGTGTGACTTAATGAAGACCTCTCACAGGCTTTGCAGGAATCGAACCCACGTTAACAGATTTGGAGTCTGTTGTGTTACCGCTACACTAAAAGCCTTTTTTGTTTTTAAAAGCAAGGCGACTACAACCTTGCTCATTGATTAGTTATCGCATTCGTTTTTATTTTTTGTAGTCTTTTAAAACCTCTGAGGGAATCAAACCCTCTAGCTTATAACTTATAACTTACTTAGGATATAAGTAGCCGTGCAATCATGCGAGGCCCAGTTGCTACTGCAACCATTTTTAAGTTAAAGGCGGCGTTCGGAGTCGAACTGAATAAAAGAAGTTTATAAATTAAAGGAGACAAAACCACTTACCCATCGCCGCCAAAAAGGGCACAAGGCCCTTAAAATCTACAGGAGTCATCAATCCATTTGCTGACAATATCATGATAACACTTTAAACCGTTTCATGTTTCCGCAAAAAGTTCACTTTAGAACAACCAACGAACCATTACGATACTGTTCTGCAAATGCTAAGCAAGCACTGTTTAGATACTCCTGAAACTTCGTCTTCTCAATCCACAATTTTTCTTGGATCTCGTAGTTTAACATTGGTTCTGTCGCAAGATACTTATTGAATAAAATAAAACGATATTTCGAATTGAACAATCGACTAACTGCCTGCTCAATTTCTTCAAGTTCTCTCGATGCATCAACACGTCTTATTGCTAATTTCTCAACTTGCTTTGACGGACCGCCATTTCCTCTCGGTTCAAACGTGATTAGTTGCGTTACTCGTTGTTCGGGTAAGTCGCAAGCAATTTCACGAATGCGTGGATATTGTCGCAAAACTTTCTTCACATTTGCTATCGTCTTCTTCTCGTTTATTTCTTGAAATAACACTTGCACCCCTTTCTGCAATTTAACTATTCCTCTCCAATAAAGATATTCATCGGCAGATTGAAATAAGTCGCTACGTCTTCAACATTGTATAAATCAGGCACAGCTTTTAAATTCTCCCAATTTGAGATTGTTGCAGTTGAATAGCCTAGCTTGTTTCCTAATTCTTTCAAAGTAATCTTATTGTCTTTTCGTTTTTGCCTTAGCATAAAAGCAAATAACTCGCATTGTCTATCAGTTAGTGGTTTTTCGTAATCCATTCTATTCCTCCTCAATTTTAATAATTGCTCTACCATTTGGATTCCTTTTTTGACTCGATGCGAAAGAGTAGTATCTTAGCATCTTCTCAGTAATGCCTGTTTCTTTACTGATTTCAGCGAGAGTACCCAATGTTATGAACATATCGCCTTGGTATAATGCGTACTCACTCATGTTCCATCTCCTCAATCACTTTCTAAAACAGCATCCTGTATAAAAGTGTTGCCAATTTCATAGTGCTTGTATTCATTAACTGTCACTTCAAATGTTTCTTCAACGTGCTTATTTCCTACATGTCCAGAAACGACCAGAATATATCTTCTTTTAGTTCTTGTTGGCACAAGTACCGAACTTTTTCCTGCCATAACAGGTATGAACGTTGTATGAGGTTCATCAATGTACTTATCTACCACCGTCCCACTTGAAATCTGGTGACATGCTATGAGTAAGGATGCGAGTAAAACAACACATAGAATTTTAAAATATCTCATTCCAAATCCTCCTCTTTCACGAAGCTACCATCAATCCAGCGACCTTTACGGTCTTTGATTTCTTGGTACGCCAGTTCAAAACATTCATCAAAGTCATATCCTAGAGATTTACTGATTGATTTTAAGTAATTAATAGAAATTACCAAATTATTTCGACTCGCGTTCTCGCTGACTATGCCATGATGTAATTGAAAGCAACTAATACTGAAATTTAGCCACCTTAAAGATTCCATCGCACCTTCGTTTTCAATTAGCATTGGTTCCTCAAAAATCTTATGCACATCCTCTTTTATTAGCAACGCCAATCCGACAATAACGACTGCACAGTCTCCAATGCTATCCTTGGTCAGTTGCTCATTCTTCTTGAGAT